CCTGCTTTCAATGCTAGTGCCTTATCCGTACTGATGTTATCAGATACTTTGACTTTGACGTACTCTCTCTGTTTGTTTGTTGGCATAGACTTAGAGAATGCTTACGCATTCTTACTTTTAATAATAAAAACCAACGGCGTTTACTCGTTGGGTATTGGTTCAATGGTTATCTTATATGAACAGTCAATCGGCAAGTTTACAATCTCTGCTCTGGCCTTAATCTCGGCCTGAGGCATTAGCATCTTTATAGGTAGTTGATAGTTACCGTCTTTGGTGGTGGCAAGTGTACTTATTTCATCTGTTGTGAACTTTATTAACATTTATTAGCAAATGCTTACGCATTTGTACCTCTCCGATTATCTTTTGTTTTGTTTTATGTACTCCTACACTATATATATTGGTATCTAGTATGCTTTAGTATTGACAACTAGCATTATCCTTGCTATACTGTCCGTAGGACACAGAAAGTGGCAGGTGCTGGACAACTGGTTAACAATTAAACAATATCAGCAAACAACGCACCTGTCAAGCCCTTTAACAATTTAATATATCACGCTTCATATGAGAGTATTTTACAACGGCAAAAGAGTCGAAAGCGTAGACAGACGCTTCAAAGATAGAAGGGTGTTTTTAGGCAAAGACGAAAGAATTGGTGTCCCTGTTGAGTCAATGCCCAAAAGACGCCTTAGAAGTTATCGTGTGAGGATATCGTTTATTCAATGGATTAAGATATTAGCTATTGTTGCGGGTGTTGTTGTTTTGTATATGGATTTAGTTAATAGAAATATAATATAGAATGCTCACGCATTCTTAGAAAGAGAGGAAAAATGAAGAGAATAAAACTAGACGGGGAAAATAAAATGTTCATCATTGACGGGAAGGGGTGGGCAATCACTCAAAGAAACCTTGACGCATTAATGAGATATGCCAACTCTGAAAACGAAACCGTTCTTCGACAGCTGTCAGGTGTTGTGCTCGATTCTGGTAAGGAGGTAGAATGAGTAGAAAGAAATGGTTACCAATAAATATGAAACCATCATTTTCATATCTGAAATGTCCTAAATCAGATTGCCAAGAGCATATAAACATCAGCCCAGAGAATACGTTTGAGAACATAAAAAAGCCAGAGTTGTTTCTTTTGATTTGTCCAAAGTGTAAAACAGAGTATCAATTATTTTTAACAGAATTTAAAAGAGGAGAAAAATGAAATTAAAAGATAAATTCAAAAATCAAATAGAAGTTTTCCAAGACAAGACGGGAGCAGTTCGTTTATTGTTTGCGAACAATAGTATAAAACTTGAAGAATGGCAGGTTGATGTTTTAATCGGTAGCAATGTTTATGATATTGAAGATTTTAATGTTAAAGATTATAAAAACGCATATCAAATAACTAATAAAGAAACAAAATGATTCCTAAATTAATAATTAAAATCTGTATTATTCCACTTGTTGCCTCTTTTTGTGGGGGAGTGGCAGAGACTATGAATGATATGAGGAATAGAGATTTAGCAAATTCTGACGAATTTGTAATTGAAGAAGAACCCCCGGCGATAAAGTTCGAGGAGTTGTCATTTATCAACCCAGAGCCAGAACAAGACTTGTTTGTGAAATACTTTGGCGATGAAGCAAATACAATGAGGGCAATTTGTAAAGCAGAGAACAGAGGCGAGGACACAATGGCAATTGGAGACGGACATCTGACATTTTGGCAAGGTGGTGGAGAGTATGGAATGAGTGTCGGGCTATGCCAAATAAGAATTATGCCAACACGAGGAATAACCATAGAACAAATGCAGATACCAGAGGAAAATATAAGATATGCTAAACTGTTGAGAGATACGAAATCGGGCTTTAATCATTGGACTATGTTTAAAAATAAAGAATATCTAAAGTTTATAAATTAGGGAGCAAAATGAAAAGGTTTATTAAAGGAGTGAAAGAGAACGGAAAAGAGATAGCGATTATGAGTGTTGCGGTTATAGCAATGGCGATAGCGGTTTATGCTGTGGTTAGTATTCCCGCTAATGTAGAGAGTTATGTCCAAGACCACAAGGAGGAGTTAAGAGGCTTTACAGGTGATACGGGTGCAACAGGCGTAGCGGGAGAAGCAGGAGCAGTAGGTCAAACAGGTGCTACTGGCTCAAAAGGCGACACAGGTTCGGCAGGTCAATCTGGTAGCGATGGTAGCGATGGCGGAGATGGTTGCACTTGGTTAGGTTGGGATAATTGGGGTAACGACTTAGGATTTTATTGTGGTGACTAGGTTATCAACAGTATATTCTATTGACAAAAGAAAAGAGAGCAGATAGAATATAGACAATCGGTTGGGGATTTTTTATGAAAACACGTTTAGCTAAATATGTTTACCCCAGAGCCAATCCTCAACCGATTTCTCTGGGGTATTTTATTAGGAGAACTAATGAGAAATGGTTGGGTGAAACTTCACCGCAAAATCATAGACAACGATTTCCTGAAAAGAGATACCAACGCATTCAAGGTGTTTATAACATTGCTGTTGTTGGTAGATAGAAAAACAGGAGTTTGGGAGGGTGGCAGATTTCAGTTGGCTGAACATTGCGGTTTGAAGCCAACAACAACCTATGGTGCTTCTATGAGGCTTGTAAAAGCCAAAATGATGACACTAAGGAGTAACAACAAATATAGTACCTATATAGTATCGAATTGGGAGAGTTATCAACAGGTCGGTAACAACAACGATGACAACAAGATGACAACAAGCAGACAACAAGATGACACTCTAACAAGAAGTAAAGAAGTAAAGAATAAAGAAGAGTATGGGAAACAATGGCTTGTTTCCATACCCACCAAAGATAAAACATACTTTGAAAAGAAATACCCAAATACCCACTTAGAAGAGGAAATAGAAAGAGCAATTAATTGGTTAAATATGAATGGTAAGCGTTATAAAAATTACAAAGCTTTCCTAGAGAATTGGATGAAAAGGGCTACCGAGTTTTCAGACGAAAAACAAAAGATAGAAGTAGGAGATGTTGAAATACCAGAATATTTAAGATTACACAAACTAAACAAGGAGAACAATGTATCAAGTTTGGGCAAAAAAAATGATTAGTTCAAGAGATTGGAAAACCAAGCATGAATCATCGCCAACATATTGGATGTTAGATGAAAGAGATGGTGGAATTGTTGTTGGTTTTTTAACTGCGGACACAGAAGATGTAATTAATAAGCTTAAAAGTGGAAAGATAGAACTACAAAACAATGACGAGTTGGGGCTAACGGATGTATACAGGAGGTCTGTAAATGTCAGACCATTCCCGCTAGAGAACGAACAAGAGAAAAAGATGAGACTTAAAGAAGAGGCGTTTGAGAAGAGAAACAAAGGAAGCAAATGACTTGGGGAAAAATACAAAAAGGAGTATTCCAAAAGAAAGTTAAAAGGTCTGTACACTTCCATAGAGTGTTAAAGGCTTGGGGATTTCAAGACACTATCGTTCAACGAATAAAGAAAGACGCTGACTTTGTTGTCTTAATCGAACAAGAAGAAAAGGTCTATCTCGTTGCTCCAATATCTGTATTTGAGAAGTCAATCAAACAGAACTTCGGACACGGAGAGCAAGAGTTTATTCCAGAGAATAAGTTTGAAGTAGCAACCAATCCCGCAGGTGCTTGTGCAATTATGCAAAAACATAATACTATAAAGCCAAAACAACATAAGCTGTTCTAGTAGTATTGACAAGTAAGAACGGGTATGCTAGACTAAATATATAATAATAATAGGAGTAATGAAATGAAAAGACTAAAAATAGCCATTACAATGCACCCCGAAGTATTAAGGGTAATAGAAAAAATAGCAAAACGACAACCAAGATTAAATGTTAAGCGTTCCCAGATGATTGAAGAGATAATCTTAAGAGATAAAGAAGTCCAAAAAGAAATTAAAGTTAAAAACTTATAAGATGTGGTGGCAACATTAGGAGAAAGCCTGAAAGCCCACTTCGATAGAGGACACTTGCAAACTCCTCTATATGCAAACGCCACAAACTAAACCGAATTAAAAAGGAGATAATTATGAATGAAATAACGCCACGAGAGGTTTACGAACACAACAAAGAAATGCTTATGTTGGCTATAAACGATACCAGAAATGAGCCTGGAATATCTATAAGGGAAGTGGCAAATATGTTTAGAGATAATTGGAATAAGGAAGACGTAAAAGTATTGAAAGGAGAGCTATGAACAACACATTCAAATGCAATTACTGCGAGAAGGAATACTCACTAGATGACGCTATCTGGGGAGACGATGAGTTAGCTTACTGTGGTGATTGCAAAGACAGAATAGAAGAGAGAGCCGAGATGGCTTATGACGCTATGCGAGAAGACCAAGCTGATATGCAGAGAGAACATGAGGCGGTACAATGAAAAAAGCAAACGTTAATGTGGATATAATATTTAAAAACAGAACAAAGAAACAAATGGAACACCTGGACAAAGCAGAAATGGAGCTACTAAAGGCAGGAATGCGTTTCGATACAAACTACAACTTTCCTACCAAGACGAGAACTTGGTTTTTGGATTCGGTAAAAGGTGTAAGGGTTGTACAAAGCAATTCGCAAGAATTGCCCAAAGGAGACAAATGATTATTCATTCACTAGACAAAGTATTCAAAGACACCATACGTGAACTCAACGACAAAGAACGAGAGAAGCACGTAAGTTCGGGAAAGCTATCAGCCTCAAGACTAGGCTGGGCTTTGCAATGGCAAGTTTTACACTTAATGGGAATAGAAACTCCCGAAGTTGATGACTATGTTCTCTGCTTATTCGCCAGAGGGAAAGATGTAGAAGAGAAAGTAATCGACATTCTAAAGATGAAACTCAGAATAACTGATGTTCAAAAGGAAGTTGAATACAAGAACACAGTCGGAGTTGTCGATTTCATATTCAAAGACGAGCCCTACGAAGTTAAATCAGTCAAGAACTCTAAGTTCAAAAGAATAGAAACTCAAGGAGATGCAGACCCCCAAGTTATCCTACAAGCCTGTTTTTACGCTATGGCGATGAAAGCACCCCGATTTCATATAGTTTATGTTTCGGCAGACGATTACCGCATAGAGCACTTTGTCAAAGAGACAGCCGATTACTCAGAAAGCGTAGATAAAGTCATTAGAGAGGCATCTGAAGCCTTCCAGACGGGTATTGTGCCAGAGTTTGAACCCCGATACAAATGGCAGAAGAACGCCAAGTATGCAAGTTACCCCGATTATATAAATCTAACAAGTAAAGAGGCAACATTAAAAGCAAAGGAGAAAGATGAAAGACTATGAATACGAACCCAAAAGCAACAGCCCTTATTTAAGATTGTCGGGCAAAGGAGATAAAGTTAAAATTAGATTAGCGTCTGCCCCGATTCACTTCCAAGAGGAATACAAGGGAGAGACGAACGAACGATTTGCGTGGACAGTTATCAACCGAGAAGACGGGGAAATCAAAGGCTTTAAGGGCGGAGTAATGATTTATAGAGAAGTCAAGAAACTAGCCAATGAAGAAGATTGGGGAGACCCCACCCAATATGATTTGACTATCACAAGAACAGAGGAACAGGGCAGTTATTACACAGTGACTCCCAGCCCCAAGAAATCAGAGATAACTTCTGAAGAAAAAGATAAAATCAAAGAAGCGGACATAGACCTAGAGAAGCTATTCGGTGCTACAGACGAAGGAACAGAAACCTTTGGTAGCAAAGAAGAAGCACAGGACTCACAGGTAGACGAAGAAGAGATAGATGTAGACGAGATATTTGAATAGAAGACTTAATAAGGAGGGTAGGAAATTCGCAAGAATTTCCCTAAAATACTCCCACAACAAACAGAAGGGTAGGGGTGGAATGGTGGAGTGGCGGACTGTGAGCCGTTACATAGGAAAATTAAACAATGCCTAATTTCCAAGGTGAATTGTCTGCAAGTCAAACCTTGCCTCCACCACTCTGCCTCTACCCTCTGGGGAGAAACTAATTGATTGAATGGTGTTGGTAAGCTAGTACAGCGACCCAATGGGTAATAAGCAGGTTTTAACTTCCTGATGCCAAAAAAACACAACGAGCTGGTCGGAGAGTGACCGACATCAACAGAGTATCGCTTACCAACACCACTTAATCAACTAACAGAGATTCGCAAGAATCTCCCCTAATTAACTAGGAGGACAAGATGAAAGAGAAACTAAAAAAAGCAATACGAGAGTTCCTGATGCATTGGGAAGGCGACAAAAAAGCGTGTGATGAGGTTGATAAAATTATAGAGGAAGTATTTAGAAATGCGTAAGCATTTCCCTAATCAAGGAGATATATGAAAAAGATAACCAAACTAGACGACTATCAGCCCGTGGAGATTATGAAAGACACATTTGAATCAAAAGATATGGTCTTACGAGGAGTTGTCGAGAAAACAAACGAATTAGTTGACTTCGCTAACAGTCACCAAGAGGAACACGAAGGACTATTAGACGCTATCAAAACTGTGTACGCACCAGAAATAGAGGGCAAGATATTTTCATCTGGTAGGGGAACAGACCAACCCAAAGAAACCAAAGAGTGTAAACATGAATTTGATTTGAACATATCGCCATATTGCAAGTTATGCGGTATTGAATTTGCATCGAAGTATAAACCCAAAGCAGACAAGATAGCAGAGCTAATCAAAGACTATGCTCACGATTATAGGGATATGGAATTAGATGAACCACATTTTGGAGCTATGCTTAAGGAGTTCTTAGAAGTAATAGAAACACTTTAGAAATACGCAAGTATTTCCCTAATTAAAAGGAAAGTTATGAAAAGAATAACAGGAGCATTTATAGAAGACTTTGGACAAATGGTATCTACATTGAACGAATTGATAGACGCTTTTAGCAAGCACCAAGAGGAACACACCCAGAGCATAATGCTCACAGACACCTTCAAAGAGTGTGTTGACAAAGCCATTCAGGCATCAAACGATGAGCAGAGCAAGATGACTAAATTAGCCAAAGAAACCAAAGACAAAGAAGGGGAGCCAATATCGTGTTATTATTGTGGCGTATCAGGAGTAGATTTGCATTACAACCATAAAAACGAGAAATTCGCTTGTGGGGAATGTTTCAAAAAATGTGAATCTAACGGTAAACAGTGCGAGTCTTGGACTTACAATATCGAACCCAAAGAAACCAAAGCAGAGAAGATAGCAGAGTGGCTGTATGACAAGGGTTATTTAGATGGTAAGTTTGGACGTGATGATATGGTGCAAGACGAAGACTTAGAGAAGTTTTTAGAAACACTTTAATTAAGGAACATATTATGAAAAGAGTAGTACAAGTCTGTAACCTTTGTGGGAAACCACACTTCGGTAAAAATAAGGTAGAAGACCGTTGCCTATGCGATACTAGCGGTCAGTTCCACTACGAAGAAATAGAAGCAGACGAACCAGAGGAACATATTATGACAGACAACAAAACAACTAAAAGAGGAAACAAAATGACAACCAAAAACTGGGAGGACAAACTCCTCCGCGATGTAGAACGCATCTTAGAAGTGAACCAAGACAAGCACAGCACCTACAAGGTGAACAAAGAGGGGTTAAAGTCTGATGTTTATATTATGGTTGACAAGCTAATGAAAGAGCAATGGGAGAGAATATGACAGACAAACAATGGGAGCTTGACATTTGATAGACATAGATATATAATGGTAATATGAAATGCAAAATATGTGGAAAACCTACCAAGCTAGCTACCAACAAGTTCTGTTCCAGAGAGTGTTATTGGCAGAGCCTGAGGGGGGTAAAGGGAGATAAAGCACCAAACTGGAAAGACAAACCAACACACAGAACTTCGGTACATCAATGGCTTAACACACACTACGGCAAACCAAAACATTGTGAAAACCCAAAGTGTGAACAAAAGAGCAATACTTTCGAATGGTGTCTGAAGATTGGGAAAAAGCACGAGAAGCACAGAGGGAACTATCAAAGGATGTGTCGTTCCTGCCACAGAAGATATGATTTAACACCAGAGAAAAGGAAACAAGCTATCCAAAACTTATTTTGGAACACAAAAACTATTAGAGCTTTTAAAGATGGGAGAGGAACTTACAATGAAAAATACTAAGTGGGAGAAAGACTTTGATAAAGACTTTGACGACTTATATGGCAGAAACGAGGTAGGTTTTGTCAATAACTTTACAAGTGCAAGATACGACGAAATTAAAGACTTCATATCTAAAACTATCTCCCAAGAACTAAAAAAAGAGAGGGAGAGAATAGAGAAGTGTATTCCAAAAGAAGTGGACAAGTTCCCGAATATTTACAATGAAGACGAAATGACTGGTTGGAATCACTGTATTAAAGAAATCCGCAAGGATTTCCCAAAGGAGTAATATGAAAGAACTAGACTTCAAAAGATTATTAGACAGAGTAAACAACTTAGCTGATAACCATAGAAAATATGTAAAGAAACACAAGAAAGAACACCAGAACATAGAAAACCCCTCCGATACTTACATAGAGGAGAAGATTAACGATGAGTTCAGAAAAAGATACAACGATATCTACGAACAAATACATAGAATAGATGAGAGATTAAATAAATTAGAAAATAATAAGGAGGCATTATGCCTATGATTGATGTGAGTGACGAGACTTTAGAAAAGATAAAAGACCAGCTAGGAGATGATTTTGAGCCGATTGAAGTGAACGGAATGGGTGACTTAGTAGACAAAAAGTGGGCGTTTCAGTGTGCTAGGTACATCTATTTTGGAAAAGTAAAGTCAGTGAACCCGACCTTCATTGAACTAGACGAGGCACAGATAGTATTCGACACGGGAGATTACTCAAACGCTTCTCCATCTGATGCACAAGATTTGCCAAAGCAAAAGGCTATGGTTATGCGACAATCAGTTGAGGCAATTTATCCAGTGAAATGGTAGGGCAGAATGTTCTTAATTAACATCCATAACACAGACTGGTCGGGGTCGTGGTCGTGGTCGGGGTCGTGGTCGAGGTCGTGGTCGAGGTCGAGGTCGGGGTCGTGGTCGGGGTCGTGGTCGTGGTCGAGGTCGAGGTCGGGGTCGAGGTCGAGGTCGAGGTCGGGGTCGTGATTTTATAAGCGGTACATCGAGTGTATCGCTATAAGAGCTTGACAAAAAGAAATAAAGATATAGAATATTAAATAAGGTATTTATGTTAAACGACATAAAAATCAAACAGAAAAGTGAGGGCTTTAGGGAGTCTAGTATTATCTAGCTCTCTTTTTATTTTCCTAGACAAAGGGGGGATTGCTTACGGCTTGGTCGAAGGGAACCAAGAAGTTCGTTTTCGAGAGCCAGAACGGAAGGTGTGCAGTTTGTAAGAGACCACTGAGTTTTCGTGGTATGGTATTACACCATATTCAGAACAGAAAGGATAATGGCAAGTCAGAAATATTCAATGCAGAAGGTCGTTGTAGAACTTGCGAAGCACTTTGTCACAGAATCCACAGGACAGGCAATCCGACTCGTGAACAACTCTACGAAGCAAAGAGAGGTGAAAAGAGTGCAAAAGCTCATAATAACCATCGTAGACTACGGAAAACTCCAGGTCACATACTCCCTCGTAATCGAGGAAAGAGAAGATGGTAGCTGGTCGTATGACGATGGTACAAAGGAGGTTCTGTTTCCGACTATAACAGGAACTCTGGAAGCTGTCAGGGAGAGAAGTTCGCAAATCAAACTGGACGCTTCAGGAGAGGCAAGGTTATGCTGAGTGATGTCTTACAGGCGGATATGCGAGACATACAAGCCATACACGACCTCTTGACCACGCTATCCGACTCCTGCCATATGATGATGACCACCTCACCACACGGGTACGAAGTATCTGCTACGCTGGTGAATGTGGTCCACGCAACCGACCAGTTGTTGGAACTCACCACCAACAACGAACAAGCTCTGATACACAATGCTGGGGAATTACTCGGCATAACAGGAATACTAGGTGACGACTTTTCAGACGACCCAGGGGAAGAAGAGGACTAATCCACTCCCCTCAACAGTCTGAACCGCTATGGGTGGGGCGGAAATACCACCCGACCAACCTTGTGAGGGGCGATAACCTCAAACCTCACACAATTTAATCTAAGGAGTAAAAGATGAGTAAGAAGCAAGAGATAATGAAAGAGATAAAGTTTTATCATCTAGCAGATTATAAGGCGGAGGAAATATTAGGGCACAAGATGTCTGACCTAGATGCAGATGTGAATGTTTTGGATTACTTATCAAAGCATAAAAAAATAAGTTGGGAGCATATTCTAAAAGAAGAAGGTATCGAGGATTGGAAAGTCAAAGACAGCACTGATGGATTGTGTATGTATAGTATCAAGACCATATTGTGTCCGAAGGGAAATGACGCTTTATTCTTACACGAAATAGCACACGTTCTTACTCACGACTGGAATGAGAAAATGGGAGACAAGACGGGACACCACGCAATCTGGGGAGATAAACTAACTAGCTTAATAAGTAAGTATATGAAACTAAAATAGAAATTCGTAAGAATTTCCCCAAGTAACCTAAAGGAGAATTATGACAGATTACAAAGCATCAGAAAATGGTTTATTCATACTTACTTTTGAAGATAGACCAAAGCTAGCTGGCAGAATTAAGATAGCAATAATGAACGCTTTACTGTTTCCAGTAGTTAAAATAACATATAAAGGAAAAAAATGATTTGGAAAGATTTCTTCGATAATTACTCCTTTGCAGATGGCTGGTGTCGCTATCCCAATTCTGGTGGAACAAAATATGATAGTCAGCCAAAGTTTATAGACGATGGTTGCGGAAGTAGAGTATTTGTGGAAGATTTAATCCCAGCCGATAACAGATAAGCTGGTTTCCTGAGTGGTCGGTCACAAGTGTGTAAAAATGGGGCGTATGCCCCAAACCGAACCCTCCAGTCGGTATCTAGGGCTTTCCTGGGTAACAAGCGAGCACTGTTCCGTTTGGCTGGCTGGAGGGAAAATATAATTAAAAGGACACTATGGAAGTAGTATTTGATAAAAAAGCAGGAGATAAATTAGCAAACATTCTTTGTGAAGTTGATGCCTTAATAGCTGATGGCAGTATTAAGATAGGAGTTTTTGGGTTAAGCCAAGACTCAGCAGACTTTATTAATTTATTTTACAAAGGATTGAGTGGAGAGAGTAAGAAAAAAGTAACTTTTACTGATAGAGGATTACATCTTGGTTAGATAACCTAAAAGGAGAATTATGAAAACAGAAAGATATTATTTTGAAAGTTGTTCAGGAAATATTATTTATTGTAGTTGGAACGACCCTTTGACTAAAGTTTCTTGTGGCCAGCAATATTCATACGAGCATTCTCCCAGTAGAAGATATTGGGCTTGGGTTAATTTTGTTCTTCCTAATTTTGGTTGGGATGGCAACAAGAGAAGTGAGTTTGGGTTGATACTTATACCAAAAAAGTTAGAAAGATTTATAACAATCTTTTCTGGAGCTTATTCGATTCGTGATTTTAGGAAAGCATTGGAGTAAAAGATGAATAGATTACATCTTAGCTAGATAGAAAATAACCTTATTAAAAGAGACCTCGGCAAACACCGAGCTAAACAATATGAAACAATCTTTGCTTAATTTACTAACAAGGATGTATGAAATACTTAAACACGATATTTTTAGTAGTTGCAGTCATATTAACGTGCAACATAGGGCACGCAGAGACGAAACATAAGGAGGTAGATGACATTCATAGATACATTATGGGGGATAGTAGAGATACTGATAATAATAATCGGGTTTTCATTCCTGGTATGTCTAATAATCAGAAAGTTCTTGAAAGACTTGAAGAAGAACAGAGAGTTCAACAGGCGAGGACATCAGAGAGCTTCACGGGATATGGGTCGGACATCAAAGTCGTTGGGGAAAGCTGGGACCAATGTGTCATATACGCAAAAAGAGTCACAGGCATCACGAGAAGCCTTGGCTACGCTGGAACGATTAAACCACAAACGCAAGAGGCGAAAATAGGAGCAATAGCTTTGGAGTGGAACCACGCTTCAGTAGTTATAGCAGATTATGGTGATTCGATAAGAGTAAAAGAGGCTAACTGGATAAAATCGAAAATAACAGAACGAACAGTGCCTAAATCTAGAATCCGTGGATATATATACAGTTAGTACTTGACAGGTTGTTATAGCGGGTGTATGATATGACCATAAGGAGTTATTATGGTTAAAAGAACAAGATTAGGAAAAGTGATGGCTTGTGAGCTGTGCGGTAAGAAAGTTTATGTCAAAAGGTGCAGGCTTGGTAAATTCAAATTCTGTTCGTATAGTTGCTTGGGCAAAAGCAATGGTTCGTTGCCGAATAGTGGCAGATTCAGAAAGGGGGAAGTGCCAACAGGTAAGGACGCACCAAATTGGAAGGGTGGCACCTCAGTAAGCAACGGGTACGCGTATCGCAACAAAGACCACAAACTCGTGCACAGGATTATAATGGAGGAGCATTTAGGACGCAAGCTAGACAGCAAAGAGGTTGTTCATCATATCAATGGAATCCCTGCCGACAATAGAATAGAAAACTTGGAGCTTCTCGGTGGCGGTGTGGGGGAACACATAAGCAAGTACCATCCTTGCCTGCCCAAGAAGGAATCGAAGAGATGTGTGGGTTGTAGCAAAACATTTCACAGGAACAAACGTAATACTAGTCACTGGAGGACGCTACAATACTGCAACAGGCAATGCTACCTAGAAAACACGTTACAACGCAAATAAACCGAGGAAGAATCACCGAGAGAACAATACCAAAGAGTCGAGTAAGAGGATATATAATAACCTAGGAGGAAGATGAACGCTTTTGAAAGATACGGACAACTAATGGTTCAAAAAGAAATATTGGACAATCAGATTAACGAAGCGAAGCAACAGATTAACAAGGAGATGAACAAGGAGGCTAGTGGCAAAAAGCAAAAAGGGAGTGCTGAAGGACAAGATGGACCGACTCCTGCAAAAGATACAAGTTCCAAGAAATCCTAAATGTATCGTATGTGGAGAACCTACATCAGAGATGCATCACTACATTGAGAAGAAGAAGTCTCTTTATTTGAGGTGGGACGAGAGAAACCTAGTGCCGTTATGTAGACCTTGTCATTGCAAGCACCATTTCTCTGGCGACCCTCGCATAGTACAGACAATACTACAAGTTAAAGGTAATGCTTGGGCTGACGAATTAGAATTAGACAGACGAAAACTATTCAAGGACAATCTAGGAAACTTGAATGAAATATATGATGAATTAAAAAAAGACTCCGCTGAAAAGTAGAGTCTTTTTCTTTTATTTACTGAACTTATCGACAGTTCTAACTGAGATTCCTAGAATTGAAAGCAGCTCTATCGCTTTAGCAACTGCACCAGGCAATACATCAGATGCTTCCAAATACATCGACACCGCCATAACTACTGCGTACCAGAATCGTACACTTCCCAACATCTTTGTAATCTTACTCATCTTCTATTCCTTCCTCTCCTTGCGGGGAGTTTACTTCCTGCTCCAAACTTTTTAGTATGCGTTGCTCTCCTCTGTTTTGTTGTCTTCGGGACATTTCTTCTTCTCGGTGCTGTTTTCCTAATTGCCATCATTACTCCTTGTTTAATATACTTTTAATTAGCTCTCTGATGCGTTCTAAGAGACTTTTAGGGCAATCACTAGGCTTCGCCTCACATTCGGCAAGTTCTGCCTCTAAGTCAATTACCTCGTCTCTAAGGTTCTTGTCCGTTTCAATTAGCTCGTTGTTTTTAATGACTTGTTTATTATACTCTCCGAGTTGTGCTTCGTTCTTTTTCTTCAAAAGGTTTATCTCTGTAACTTTATCTTGTGAACCTTTTATTAAATTCTGTTTGTCTACTTTAAATTCAGCATATTTATTCCGAGCATAGGTTTCACATTCTTGGACGAACCCCCACGACTCATTTCCAGTTGCTCCTCGTTCTTTTTGTAGAATATCCCGGGACATCTCTCTGACTTGTCCATCTGTGAATATTACCTCAATGTCGTTCCAAACTACTTTTCCCATATTACTCCTTTCGTGAAATAATCTATAACTTACTATATGATACGGATTGTTTATTCTTTCGCCCTTAATCGGACAATTTATCTTACCATCTGGGAATAAGACAAAGAAGTGCTGTGGATAACTCGGTGCATAATGGTTTGTTTCTGCTATACAAGTAAAGTTGGGTTTGTTTTGAGTTTTGCCATCATATTGAAGTCCTAAAAGTCCAGACGCTTTGGCTGAGTTCATCATACACCCCTTATAATACCCCCCGTTGTTCTTTAGAATAATGTTAACTTCTGGCGGAGTTTTACCTGACATCATCGCTAGAGAACAAACAAAGCACCCTGCATTAGCAATTGTGGTGTTGCAAGTTCCTAGTTGGTCTGAATAGTTTTTTTGTCTGTAATAATTCATACAAAAATCTTTATAAAAATTTGGCTTAAAACGGTTGCTATGAATATGAAAATACCAGCCCATACTGCCGTTTTTGCTTTATAAACTCGAAAGTTAGTGTTAATCTTATTAACTTCGTCTTTGCATATCTTCATATCTGCCGCTATATGAGCAAGGTCATTGTTCTTTATAGTGCTGATATCTTTCTGTATGTCTTCGATTTTTGTTTCGACTACTGCGAGTCGTTCTGGTGTTTTCATATTATGCTTGTTTGACTAAACCTAAAGCTTGCAGGGCTGAAATCACATCGTCTACTGTTGCCGCTGCACCTGTGGCTAATACTGCCTGAGCTATTGGTGTAGTTCCATAAAAACCTACATTTGAACCATCGTGGTTAAAGTCTCCATCTAATTCAAGCTCTTCTCCTATGACTATATCCCCACCTGCTTCTACGGTAAGTCTAGCGTTGCCATCAGTTTGTAGCTCTATGCTACCGTTTGTGTCCATCACAAAGGCTGAAAGAGAAGCAGCATCTTCTTTTTGGCAAATAGTCCCCCGCCGTGTGTTTCCACCATCAAAATATAAAGTTGGACTTGGGGTATCTGCGGTATCTTCAGTTAAATATACTCTAGTCCTGAACCTATGCCCCGTGGTAGCACCATAGTCCATATAGCCACTATTCAAAGAATCTATATATTCGTTGCCGTCTGTCTGGGTAAATTGAATCTTATCCTCAGCCAGTATGGCTCCAGTTGTTGTAAATGACCCAGTAACTTTAACATTGCGAGAAGTAGTAATCTTCAAGATATCATCAAGACCACCAGTAAAACTAAATCCTAAATAATTATTAACTGGGTCTAAGTGTACCCACGCCTTATCTCCATCGGCTGAGTTATACCATTGAATATATGGGTGAGCTCCAGAAGTTGTTGCTCGTTGTTCAAACCCAGCCCAACTAGCATTAGAGCTACCAAATATTACAGGGATTACAGTAGAGGCGAAAACCTGTAAACGACAAGTTGGTGCTCCACCTATTCCAGTATTACCATTTATCCTACCAGTACCAGTTGTGTAAAAGTTAGTACTCGCTCCTGTCCAGTCAATATGTTCGTTAGAAACAAAGTCTGAGAATCCATCGTGGAAAGCACCACCTGAATAAGCAAAGTCTTCATCAGAACAAGCTGCGTCAAACTCGGCTTTAGTACCTGATATCCCTACTATACCTGTCTGGTCACCTGTATTTGAGCCGTCAATCGAAATAGCACCATCACCCAAAGTTAGAACCGAACCAGCGGCATCACCAGTTAAGGTTACTGCACCTGTATCTACTGTTAATGCAGTAGTGAAAGTTGCATTTGTTACCGTATCGGCATTACCAGCAGTAGCAGCCTTACCAGTTGTATCTTGGTTAAGTGGAAAGTCGGTTGTGTAGACTCCATTTGTTACAGTAGCAGCATTACCAGTAATATCAGCTATCGTACCACCAGTAGCACCAGCAGCCGAATGGTCGTGTTCTGCGTTTGCAAATGAGGCGATTGTAGGAGTTACTATTACAGGTGAAGTATCAACTACAAATTTAGTGCCAGTGCCAGTCTGAGAAGCTATTGAAGTAGCATTACCTATCGAAGTTATTGGTCCAGTTAGGTTAGCATTAGTGGTTACTGTCGCTGCATTACCTGTTATATCACCAGCGATAGCATTTGCTGTTATCGTACCTGAAACATCAAAATCCCCATCAGTTTCTGAGTTGACTTTGACCATCGTAACTGTACCTGAAACATTGCTTATCCCATCAGCAGCGATTAAGTCTTCAAACTGAGATGCGACAGTAGAAGCAACATCAGCTAAAAAGTAAGAGTAGTTAGCCGTGGAATCTACAACGTGGATATGGTTAAATATCCCCCTGATGTCAGCCCCTACTGCGTTGACAAATACACCAGCGGCTAAAGCTCCTCCGCCACAAATGTGGAGCGTGTTATAGAAAAACTCTCCAACAGCAGCTCCTCCTCCTACTGCGGCAGTGGCAGCACCAACATAGAACCCTGCTATTATAGCTGCTCCAGGGTCAGTAATCGTAGCGTCACATCTATTAACCTTTAACGCAGTAGCACCAGTCCCAAAAGATATTCCAGTTACAAAGGCGTCATTAGCACAAGTAATTTTTATATTTGCAGTGTCTAATTCAACAGTCGAATCTTGAGTGTCCCAGTTTATAGGAGCTTTCGCTACAAGGGCGTTGCTACCAGTATGATTATATTCTATTGTTCCCTCAACAATTTTAACTGTACTTGCACCACTATTAAAGAGACAAGCTGGTTGAACACCGTTTGTTGCATAACTAGTTGTCATAGTAAGGTGACATCTCACAAAGTTACAACTACCAGCTGCACCCTGAGCAGTGTGTACAAGAGTCGTGCCTGCTGTAACTTCCATTTTAATTCTGCTTACTCTACACCTTAGAAATGCTCCATAATCACATATATTAGAGCTTGCGGTAGTAACCTTACATTCGCTAGGACTAATCCCCATACCACGAACAGTCTGGTCATTCGCTGTGAAAGTTATTGTATCGTCAGTATAAGTTCCAGGGTAAACCAAGAACAACTCACCGCCTGCTGTATGAGCAGTTAGAGCAGCTTGGATTGTTGAGTATTTTAGAGTTACAGCGTTATCGGTAAACCCAGGTGAAATATGAATAGTTTTAGTAGGAGGTAGAGCTAAATCTTGTAAAGCCGCTTCTACATTATCTGTATCGAAGTAAGTGCCAGCATCAGCAATAGGAACATCAACCGCACTAACTTGGTTAGCACCAGTTCCCCAGTCTATATGGGTGTCGTTAATCATATCAGCAGACACATCAGCAGAAACCAAAGCTCTAAAAGCAGGAGTAGCGGCAGCACCAGAAACAGCACCAGCGAAAACTGTGTTAGCGGTTTGGTTGTCTAGCCCTAGTTCTTGAGTTGAGAGGTCCAATATTGTAGCAGCATTAACGTCTAGTGTTACTGGGTCGTGTCCGCCTGCTAGAGTCGATATTTTGTCGTAGATTGCGTTCTTTGAAGCTCCTATTGTCGTTACGCCATCCCAACCAGCAGCATAAGCATCATCAGAAACAAGGTTTGTGGGGTCAGAAATATCAGCAACCTTGTGCTTGTGGAATAATGCTCCCTTAATTTTATCTATTTGTATACCCATATTATCCGTATGTTAGTGAGTCCCGATTGTCCCATTCGTTGTCGTAGTCTGTATTAGAATCAGCCCAAGTCTGTATCACTCCAGTGGTTTCATCAAACTTAGTAATCTTCCACACTGAGTCAGAAGTTGCACTTCCAACCGTAGCCCACCCTAGATATGTAACACTAGCTGTGGTGTAATCATCCACTTGAAATGCCTTGTCTGGGTTCTCTTGTAAGTCAGCACTGCCGTCTGGGTTAATCATATATGGCATTACCTTCTTACCACTAAACCCTGTTACTTCTATATGCTCGTCTAAATCTAATACTGGTTGTATGTTTCCTGTTCTTCCCATTATGACCTCCATTTCTTAGACATCTTTACTTTCGGTGCAGCTTTAAATTTCTTTGAATATGATGTTCTCTTGTTAACTGTCGGTACCGCCTTGTATGAAGCCTTGGCTTTCTTGCTGGAACCCTTGCTCTTAGCATAGCTAGGTACTCTTGAATATCCCATCGCCAAGTATTTGATAGCCTCTTGTGCGGCCTTCTGCTCTCCTGCCGGTAAACCACTTATCGATTGTTGAAGTAGGGCTATTTTCTTATCTCTCTTGGATAACTTTTTAGGTTTTTTCTCAGAAGTATATGGTGAGTCGTAATCACCCTCTAGCCCAGCAGCGCTCTTGTAGAGGTCAGTGTTCTTTTCGTTAAGTATCTCTATCATATAGTTTGCTTCCTGCCTCTCTTCCTTAGACATTGATACGTTATCTGGGACAAAGTACGAACCGTAGGAGCCTTCTTTGATTATGCCTTTCTGCATATAAGGTTCGGCTATTTCTTTCTTATATTCCTTGCCCCCATAATATGCCTGAGTGTTCGGGTCTATATTGCGTTCTGCAACACCAGTGATACCTCTTAGTGCTCTTCCAGGCAACGATGTTCTCTCGTCTGTTAGCTGAGCAGAAGTAGAGCCAAATCTAGACATGGGCGGTTGCCTACTTATCCACAGCACCCAAGGATTAGCAGTAGCCTTTTTGATGACCTTATCGTTTATAGTCTTTTCCCGCTCGTCATATCCGATAGCGTCTTTAACTCCTTGCGGTGCAAAGTACATCAACGCCTCTAAGTTCTGTGCGTTTGTTATCTCTTCTATTGGTTTTCCGTAAAACAAATCTATTCTAGTTCCTCCTTCAATAGGTATTTTGACAAGTGGAGAGAGCATACTAGCAGCTTTCTTCAATGGGCTTCCAAGCGTTTCCGAGAACTCCTCCATTGGTGTACCAAACCCACTCAAGTATTGACCATCACCAATCTTTATATTCAACTTATTCTGCATATATTCTGGCATCAATTTTCGCTCTTCGTCGGTTATGTTGCTCTCAGCAGCTCTCTTGAACTTAAACATCGTTGCATACTTGCCTGGCTGTTTTAACATCTGTTCGGCCTGTAGTGCGGTGTTCTTAGCTGTCCAAGTCCAGAAAGGGAATGCTCTTTTCGCTATTGTTTTTTCAGATTGTGTCAGATTACCATAATCAAATAGGAACTTCTTTGTTCTTTCCGAAGCTGTTATAGCATCACCAGTCTTCTCAAAGTTAGCCAGAAAGTTCACCCCACGAGCCTCGTTTTCTATCGCACTAGCAGCTCTCTTGCCAATCTGTTTCTTGCCTATCTTCCCTCCTACATCCATCTTTCCCATACCCTGGAGAACTCCACTGTCTTGCATTGTTCTTCTCATCTCACGAACGGTGTACGAACTACCACCTATTTCTATAATATCGTCAAGATACTTTCCAGACATTATTTTTACTGCATTCTTGTGAAACTTAGGATTAAGTGCTTGTACAGCACCTATGTCTAAATAGTTCTGAAAGATATTAGATAGGAAGTTTCTTATGTGAAAAGCAGGGAAGTATGTAGTCACAGACGCTTTGAACTTATCAGTAGCAATATCATAGTATTTGAATACTTTTCTTACCTCTTCGCCCTTAATCGCTTGTGCTCCCATAGTCTCAACATGTTCAGCTATATTCTTAGGTAAGGAAACACCCTTCAACTCACGCAAACCTAATTCTTTTCTGCCAATAGTAGGTATATCTGACTTAATCGCTGGTAGACCTTTCTTTTCTATCTGTTGTGTGAATCCACCCTTTGCAGACTCGTATATGTCTGTATAGAACTTTCTCTGTTTATCTGTTAGTTGTTTTCCTGCTTTCTTTGTTCTGTCAGCTAAAAAACTTCTAAGTGTTTTGTGTTTTGTAGATTCAGCAGCAAGTCGTTCAGCCTTAACTGGTATACGTCTTTCTCCGTAAGTTTCACCTACTTCTGTTAAGAACTTGCTTCTTTCTACTCCTTCTATAGAAGCCTTTCCTCTGGACTTCATCATATTTCTTACACTAAAGTCTGGGACTAGACCAACTTCTGCCGCCTTCTCTACAAGTTCATCTGCGTTCTTTGCGATTATTGTTCTTTTGCTGTGTGCCCCTATATCAGAACCAACCTTATCTCCGAATACTTCCCTTGCCTTCGCTTTATTAGTATAAATCTGTGGAGCATAATCTTCTATCTCTGCGACCTTAAAACCAAATCCTTTTTCTGCCTTTATTCGTTTCTCCCAATCCTTCTTCGCAAACTTTGCTATTGATTGAAGTCTTGTCGGTAGTTCATCTATATTCTTGTTATGTAAAGCTCTTCCGATAGCTATGTCATCTTGTTTACTCAACCCTTTAGTAACCTTGTCTATCCCTTCGTCAAATCTCTTTATACCAGCCTCAGAAAGGTCTCTGGAAGCCTGTTGCTGTCTGATGTAAGCTGGACTGTCTAGGACTTTGCCTTCTCTCCCGAACTTACCTGTAACTCCTCTAACGTATTTAGACACTGGGTCAACTAGCTTCTCTGTTTTAGGAATAGTCTTGCCCATAAACTTAATCCCGCCTTTGTCTATGAGCCTCTCCGCAAGTGCGGGTGATTTAGCGGCAGCCTTTTCTATAACACTTTCGGCTCCCTCTTTACCAACGGTCTTAGACATTCTTGCCAATTGTCTCGAACCAGTCTTTGTAAGAGTTTTTGTTCCGCCCTTTGCGGCTATCTTGGCACCAGAACCAGCCCCAAGGGTTAAATATGTGGTCGGGTCTAACCCTATGTCCATAGCCAACCCCAAAGCACCCTTACCTGTTACCTTTGTATCTTGTGTAAAAGGGACTTTAACACTCCCCCAATCTCCGGGGGCTACATCTTCGAGAACATCTTTGTAGGTTTTCTTTTCCTGTAATGCTAAACCCTTATATCCAGCCTTGTAAACGTCTTTGTCAAAGAACATCTTAAAACGCTCCATTGGCTTGGAGAACTTATATTTCTCTTGTGCCTTTAGTTGGGCACCAGCCATACCGTAGTTGACTCTACTTAGCTGGTCTCCTGCCCATCCCAAAGCAGACAAACTCTTGCCCCAGAAATTCTGTTTAGGTGCTGGAGTATTTGCCTGCTGTTGTTCTTTCTGTTTCCGTATAAATTTAGTGTACGCTACTGTCATTGAGGGTTCTCATTTAAGATTACTACTCTGAAAATGGTCTGATTCCGAACAATGCCTCAATCTCGTCATTGGCAGCACCAGCTTGTGATGGGTCATCCTGAACAATAGGGTTCAGTTGGCTCCAAGACATGTGGTAGTCAGCCTCTCGTTCTGGGTCTTGTTTGCCAGCTTCTCTGTACCTGCTTGAAAGCAATTCTCTCTTCTTTGCCTCTGACACAGCAGCACTCATAATCGCCTGTGCCTCAGATGCAAATTTCAAGTAAGCCTCGGTTGTAGTCATCCCACCGATGCTAGACGCAGCCTGTGAGGCAGCAGATTGTATTTGTTCTCTCTGTGCTTGGATGTTCGCTTTCTCTACTTCAAAGCCCTTCATAGCTTCGTTGCAGTCTTCTGTACTCTCAAAGTCTTCATAGGTTAGTTCTTTGAGCTGGAAATCTCTCTGCTTGTCTAGGTCAGCCAGATATTGGTCTATCTCTTTGTACTGTGCAGCCTCTTCTTTATTCATGAACGACAAGTTTCTGTCGAATGACTGCTGTGCATTAGCTTGTGCTTTTAGTGCGAAAGATGAATCCCCTAATCCTCTTGAACCATAAGCACCTGTTAGACCCTGTTGTGCAGTTCCTAGGTCTTGTTGCATGTATCCTCGTTGCTCTGCGTAATCAGCTCCGAGTACTCCACGCTGTTCCTGACCTCTCTGTCTTGCGGTGTTGAACTGGTCTGTGGCGAACTGTTTTGATTCTCCTCTAAATGCCTGTTGTGCACCATATCTCTTCTCATACTGACCTCTTGAAAAAGCCAAATTCTCAGCATCTCTTTGTGCCTTTGCACTTGCTGCGGCACTTCCACTTCCCCCGCTACCTCCGTATAGAGTGTTGAGTTGGTCGGTGCTTAATCCTCCTCCAACAGCCGCTTGTGGGCTACCGCCCGTAGACGGGGTTCCTCCGCTAGAACCAGCTGGAGTAAAGTCATAACTCTGTTGATAGCCAGGTCTATCTACTGTGTACTGCCCATAAGTGTTATCTCCAGGTTTTGTTGGAGTACTAGTACCAGGATTTAATAATCCTCCTGGGGCTGCCTGTGATTGTTTTATCCATTGTGTCGCAGTTATGTCATCAAAAGGATTTAATACGTTTATTGCCTTTTGCCATATGCTACCTGCCATTATATTCCTTTCTGTCGCTTCTTTGTTATTATTTATATGTAAAATTCTTACGAATTTTTATACTATCTTATAAGTTATTTGTGCTCTTACATAGGCGGTTCCAGCTGTCCACACTCCACCTCCTGCTACTCTGCCATCTAAGGTATCTCCAGTATCATTTGTTATAGCGAAACCAAGAGCAGTAACTCCATTGTCTAATATATTACAAGCAGTATAAGTCAAAGCATCAGCACAAGCTACTGGTAAAGTTGCAGTAAGACTAGTGTTGGGTGTCCCACCTACTGTTCCGTGATGATGAATTATTAGAGTTACCGCTGTACCAACTACCATAAACATAGCCAAATCAACAGTAGTTGTGGTATATGACATTGACACATTACCAGCTAGTGTCGGTGTATAATCAAACCAAGTAGGGAATCCTACTGGTGAAACAGCCTTTGAGTATTTAGGTTCTGTAATTGTTGAGCCGCTAGCTAGCGTATAGTCATCGTTTGAAGCTAGCGTTAGTGATGTGGCTGCGACCGCTGTTACGTTTCCGTATAAATCTCCGCCATCATCTTGTAAGAAAATCTTATCTCCTACTGAGTATTTAACTGTAGCGTTGGTCGGAACTGTGATTACATCATCTGCTCCACAAGTCCAAGTCTCGTCTGCGTTTATCCATCCTGTCTGAACGTCTAAGAGTCTGTCTCTTAAAAGTGTCCAATACTGTTTTGCGTCACTCAATCTTACTACAGAACTTACAGCGTGTCCCTGTGCTGTTCCAGAAACTCCTCTTCCACCAGCGGCAGAAGGACAGGTCACATAATCAGCACCCAACGAAGTATAGAAGATTACCTCTCGCTTTGAGGTTGAGGTCGGTTCTATTGTCAAAAAGCCTTCAGTCGGCGTAGGTAGTGCTGTCAGATATATATTAGTATCTGTTGCATCTGTGACAGCAGTTTTAAGTGTAGTTTCATAAAAGTCCTGTTGGTCGATTGTTTTAAGCGTTGCGTCATCTGTTGAAAAAGCCATATAATTCCTTTCTTATATTTTGTCGTCCGAGTCAAAAACGAAGTGGGACAAAGGTCTGTATGACCCTCGTAAGCTCATCAGTGTCCACGAGTCTGTTGTTGAGTCGTTTGATACTTTAATTTGTATATTCTTTCCTCTATGTTTAAGTCTAAATCTCTTTAATATGTTTGAAGTCACTTCTGTAGTTATGGTAGAACCACCAGACAAAGCTAGGTAGTCCTCTGCTAACACTTTTGTGCCTAAACCACTCGAACTTCCTGTAGTACCGATATTGAAGGTAGCAGACTTATATACTTCACCGTCTATATAGACATCGACATCTAAAGAGGCTTGTGTGTTTCTTGTCTGGATTGTCGCATCCATAAAGAACTTTTTAATGTCAGGTGCCTCTAAGTCTATGTTTGGTGAGTAAAAGTTTGAGTTAATCGAACTACCAGAGTCAGCAGTCCCGCTTTCCATCTTTAAGACTTTACCAGCGTTATCGTCTCCGCAGTAAAGAGCTTCTGTTCCAGTAGAGTCTATAAAGGTGTTAAAGCAGTTAGGGTTATATCCTGTGTGTAGTGACCAAGCTCCATATCGTGTGTCATATACTAAAACCCTGTTGTTGTATGTAGTCCCACCGAATGGGTATGCCATATAGTATTTATAATTGTGGTACATCGCAGATGTTAGTCCGAAGTTGGCTGGGGTTATTCCCTCTATCTCTGGGTGAACTCTAGCTGATACTTCATTAGTTCTAATCGTATCAAAGAAGTTAGGCTCGTTTCCTAGAACGTACACACCTTTCCTTGACAAGAAGAACACATCGTTGTCTACAGTATCTACAGTCCTGTGAGCAACGCAACCTATGTCGTTGTTGATTAACTGCACGCTTGATACGAAATCACCAGTAGAGTTTGAAGGCACTGCTTTGTGGATAGACCGTTCTTTGAATATTACTAAGTTATCGTAGAATGTAGCCACGCTTTTAACTTTGTCTCCATCAGACGGTTGTACATCAAACCACTCAGCAGAAGTGTCTGTTCCTGTGGTTATAAAATGCCCTGCATCATTGTTCCTAGATATAAACACTCGTGATGGATAAGACTCGTTCCCAGCTACAACGTGTCTGCCTTTCCAGTAGATTCCGAAATCACCAGATACGCCGTTGGTCTGAGCTGTCATTGTAGTTCCTTCCATCCTCTTCAATCCCTGTCCGTCATGGGCGTATAAATAATCCCTCGCCTGTACGAAGTTGTAGTCGATATTGGGTGAGACGGTTGCACCAGACGCACAAGTTATGTGTGCCCACGCACTGCCATTATCGTAATATAGTGTCCCATTAGCAGCAGCTATCATATAGTCTGTGCCGTCATCTTTATAATAAGAAGCTAGTCCTCGTATGCGACTTCCAATCTCCGTTCTATGTAAAGCAGTCCCACCACGTTTAGTCGGAAGTCCATCTTCTGTATAGTTTACATTCAATGCTCTTGGTGTTTCTTCGACATTTACTCTAGTGTCAGAAACCAGAGTATTCAAACCACGTCTGAACTTGTTCAGTACCCACTCTGGTGGATTAGAGCCTCCGATAGCAGATTTTCTCATCTTTATGTTACTCATCGAGGTTCTCCAATAGCCCTTCCTCCTCTTCGCATACTCTTGGTAAAGAACTTGTTACTTGGTTTAGTACGAACATCTAGTCTAATCAAGTCGTCTAGTTCGTCTTGGTATTTCCTTAAAGCCTGAGTAGTGTCTCTGTATGGGTCTTCTGCTTCTTGCATCAGAACAACAGCTCCTCTGGCGATAGGCATAGAACGTGGACATTTTGTCTCATCTGTGGTGGCTGACATATCTGAAGCCTTAATCTTCAGAGTAGTTTTCAGTGTTGGATTGTCTGTCTGGTTTACACTCAAAGTAAACCCATCTTCTTCGTTTCCAGAAACATAAGCTATATATTCTGACGTACTCCTGTCTATGTCTGTCTCATTCACGATATCGTAAATGTTATCGTTGTCTGCTCCAGTAATCTCTTCTCTTACTTCTACAAGATTATTAAAATCAGTTGGCAAGGTTTGTGTCGAGCCAGAGAATACATAACTTGTAGAGTTTGTAGCCCATCTCCAGTCGTGGTAATCGTAAATCTTCTCGTTAGTTAAGTTAATAAACCTTTCCTGGTTATCAATACCAGTACTAGGGACACTGGTGTCTCCTAGAATATAGTTCAAATCTTCCAGAACGGTTTGCAACGTTACAGCCATATGGCCTTTCTGGTCGCCTCATTATGTTGGTTAGGGGCTAGAAAGGAGGACAACTAGCCCCTACAAACATTACTTGAGTTTCTCCACTGTGTTCTCATAGGCAGTTAATTCTCTGTCTATTGTTTTCTTGTCATCAAGTAATATCAGGTAGCGGTAGAGTTTTTCGTATCTTCTAGTCCCAAACTCTGGTGCTCCTATCTTGTGTTCAATCTCATTTATTTTCCAAAGGACATCTGCAACGTCTTTACTCTCTCCTTTAAAGAAGTCCCATATGAAATTGAGCCTTTCTTTCGCTTGAGGCTCTCCAGCCTCTTCGCCTTCTATGTTAAAAAACGGTAATAGCTTAGTAAATGAATAATCTTCCTTTACTGCGTTCTCTGGAAACACCGCCTCTTTTTCTGGAGATGCTTGTTCCTCTGCTATTGTTTGTAGTTCTGATTCCTTCATTAAGTACCTCAATAATCATTTTTAATTATATTGTCAAGAGTAATTGTAACGTCCATCCAGTTATCGTAGCTAATGTCTGGAATTTCAGTTGGATTCTTTATTTCTTCTTTTACATCAACCCTGAAATTAACTAGGTCTGTTTTCCTTCCAAACTTGACTGTTTCTGCTAACGCCATATTTGGAATATATATCGGAACGCATCCAGCCATCTGAGCTTTATACCCCGAAATACAAAACAACTCAATTCCCTGACAGGGGTGTAACCAGTACTTTGACTCTGCATATAGGTCATCCATCTCTGAATCAGTCAGTTTACCTAGATTTTCCACACCTGAGACGCTCCGTGATGCGTTGTAAGAGGTTTTTAGCACCAAACCTGTGTCTTGATATGTCTTTGACCACATTTTCAACAGAAAGTCTAGCCCTCTGTCGGGTGATGACGTATAAATCGCTTGAAACTTCTTTTTCTTTGGTTTTATTGGGTTTGCAGCCAATGGAATTATCTTAGAGTCCTCCCCAAACAGCCCTTGATGGTATTTAGACAAAACTATGCGTTCATCGAAGTCCGAATACATATCCTGTGTTTGGTCAACCTTAGATGTCCAAGATATATTTCTCTTTGCAAGAAAAGGTGCTCTGCCATTACAAGATAATAATACATCATCTCCTGAATACATATTCCTCGGAAGGTAATTAACCCCATTCAATTCGGTTGGTTCGCTGTCATAATATACTATTACCTCATAACCCAACTTGGCTAGGTTCTCTGCTGTGTTGACTACATACTCTGGCGTTCCACCCATATAGTCATCTGGCTTCCACCAATAAACATAAGGCAAAACTTCTGTCCATATTTCAACTGACATCATACTTAGCCTTATCTGAATCGTATAGCTCCTCACGATTGTCTAATTTCTCGTATGTAGCTCCTGATTCGTGAGTTATAACTATGTCATACCACTTTGTTATTGGTATTTCTAATCTCTTGGCTTTCTTGTAGTACTCTGTGTCTGAGAAATAATGTGGGAACTTCTCGTCTAGGTTTCCCATCCTCTTATATGTTTCTCTGTTCATTCCCCATATAGAACCGAACTTGTCTCCATCTCCCTCATCCTCTGTTTTAGGTGAGTAAATCCCCACAGCGTTTATCTCGTAAAATCTATCTAGGTCTCCAGCTTTCAGAGTGATGTCATCATTCATCACAACGATGATGTCATTCGTGGCTCTGTGCAATCCCTCATTAACGGTGTTAGTAAACCCGCTGTTCTTAGGCTTCCTGTAGGTTACCTCAAAGTCGTGTTCTAGCGGTGAACCATCATCAATTACTACCAACTCTGCATTTGGGTAGTGTTCTTTTATACTGTCGAAACATCTCTGTATTATCGGATACAGTTCAATCTTATGAATGTACAACGGTATAACAATACTAAGTTCGGTGTGGTCTAATCTTGTCGAATAACTCATAGTCCCTCCGATTATCTAGTCTTTCATAATCATATGTTTCTATAAACTTCATATCATAACCTGCTCTCTTAAACGCTATTGCCATTCCTCTTTCCTGTGCACATAAGTGCTGTTTGTCTGTCGGATATTCTTTGAAATAACCAAGCTCTCTCACGGCGTCTAGTGCTTCTTTCTTGGCGTAGAATATCGGGCCAAAGATTCCAAACTCTGGTGCGTCCGAATAATCTCCATAATCCGCAGTAAGGTAGTTTATATAATCATCGTGCTGTTCGCTGAATGGAAACTTCAACCATCCAACCACATCGCCTTTCTCTCTGAACTTCTCTATAAAATCTGGGTCTTTAACAACCATTGAATCGTGCATAAAGAAATACTCGTCTGATGGGTACTTATCGTAGGCTAGTATATATCCCCCTAATCCGAATCCAGCTACGTCTGTCTTATCGACTAGAACATCTATATTATTCAGAAGTTCAACACTATCTGGGTCGGTAGAGCCTGTATCCACAACCAAAACTCTGTACTTGTCTTTTGGAATAGACGCTAGTAGATTAGGTAGGAACTCCTTTCCGTTGAAGTACGGAATGACTATTAAGGGTTTCACTTTATCCCCCATTTCCGCCCACATCTTTTACATAGGTGAATCTCTCTCTTATTGCCAAACTCTTTCAGAAACACGTGCCACATTCTAAAATACATTGTCTTTCCACAGTCAGCACAGGTAGGGTTGCGAAACGATGGTTTGTAAGAAACGTCCCACTTGTCCACCAGCTTCTGTAATTGTTTTTGTGTAATCATTAGTACCTTTCTCCGTTAATTAGTTTGTTTGCTGTTTTCCCTTTTAGGTTTGTTACCTCGTGAAACATATGCATAGCATAAACTCCATCATCCACTAGCATATTCTCTTTTCCTATCTTGTCTGATAGCATTTGGAAACACTGACAGGCTCCTACCTCCATGTTCTTCTCTTCGTTTGGAGCTTCAAATTGTCTTCTGGCTAGTTCGTTATATGCGTGCATAACCCCATCCCACTTGGGTTCTTTCTCGGGAGAGTAGGCTAGTGTCTTCTCTGTGTCCATATTAGCCTCAAAGCTAGACCTTTTAGCCATTTCTCTAACCTGTTTGATGTCTACATCCTCTCGCATATCAAACTTCTTAAAACCTACAAAGAATGGATTGGCAGTTCCTCCAATCATCTGCTCAAACCTCTCACACGCTCCATCTGCTAGATAGAAGTCAGCCTTGTGAACGAAGTAATAGTCAAAGCCTTTTATGTTCTTGAACTGCTCATTCCAGTCAGCGACAGCACCTTTAACCAATCCTGTATCGTATGGGTAAAACTCAACGTGGTCGAACATACTGGTGTCCATCCTGTTTAATATGCGTTTGTTGTCAAAATCTCCGCCATTATAAATAATCAAGGTATCCCAGTGTATATCTTGTCGCTTCATACTCTCGATACTATGACTTATGTGGTCAATCGAAAGCGTACCTATAATGTGATAGATGTATGCTATTTTAGGTTGAATAACTTTTTCCAAGGTTCTCCTTTGTTTACAATTATGTCCCAGCCCTTCTTGACTATTATGTTGTCTCCTGATTCATATTCGCCTTTCAAAATGTCCTCTACTACATCTACAATTTCGTTCATATCTAATCTAGTAGATTTATCTTCATAAGGGTGTGTCTTGTTTCTCATCGAAGAGTCTATCCTTGCTGGTGATATGCAGAATACATACTCTCCTTCTGAAGCCAGTGATTGTACTATAGATATAACTCCAGCTTTGGATGCACAATAACATAGGTCTCCTTTCTTTCCGTGTAACCCTGCTGTTGAAGCTATAAATATCATCTTCCTACCTTTGGAAGCCTCTGAAATGTTATACGCACCAGTTAGGTTCGTGTCTATCGTTCTCTTCCAGTTCTCTGGTTCTAAAATACCAGCACAATTCATAACAACATCTGGGTCATATTTCTCAACAACCTTTTTGACACTCCTAATGTTCCTTATGTCACACTTCTTTTCTGGAATCATTGTTGAACCTATTCTATTGTTTATGGCTGTAGCCATATCTCCAGAACCGAATATTAACATTCCAAGTATCTCCTTAACTCTCTAGGCGTTCCAAGAATATGACACGCATCTTCTTCAACCTCATATAAGCGTATGTTCTTTTTGCCTTCTTTTAATAAATAGTTATAAACAGGTGCCAGATAGTATTCATCGTTGAAAGTGTCTTTGGCATCTAGCATAGCCTCAGCCGAAGCACAAAAATCTCTTCCTGTCCCAAAGTAGTAAATCCCTACGTTAGCGTTGTCTGAAATCACTTTCTTCTCTGCAACTTCCTTCACATAGCCTTTCTCGGTTCTGCAAAATGAGTGGTGGTCTTTGTCTGACTTATAAGTTATTACCATTCCTGCGGTGTTGTGGGCTTTGTCTAGGAAGTCGTCCATATCAAAGTCAACCACTTGGTCGCAAGATGCTATCACTACTGGCTCTGCGTTGTCTATAATGTCTCGTGCGTGCATAGCAGTACAAGCTGCACCACCTGTTTGTTCTGCTATCTCTATCACCTCTCCGAACTGAGACATATAATCGTAGTCCTCTGGTCTGCACAGAAATATAAACCTAAAGTCATGCCTTCTAGGAGTAAGGTTTTCAATCACCCTGTTAATCATCGGCACTCCGTTCACATCTATTCTAGGTTTAGATGTCTTAAATCCAGCATCTACGAACCTCTGTCCATTTCCAGCCATAGGGATAACAATGTTAATCATTTTTTCCTCACTATCATTAGTAATAAATCTCCCACCTCATAATCTATAATTTCCCAATCTTTAAATGTCTCCATTAGCGATGCTAGGGTAGCTGTCCACAGGTGTATCTCATTGTCGTCATCTCCATAAACACCATCTTGATTTGGTGTAGAAAACAGGAAGTAACCATCATCGTTTAAATGTAATTCTACTTGCTTTATAAATCTTTCCATATCGTAAGCGTGTTCGATAACCTCAAAGGCTGTTATGCAATCAAACTTTCCGCCACCGAACTCCTCGAACATCTTATTGACCTTCATATACTTCTGCGGTTTCATATACTTATATGCTGCCACATTAGCCTCTAATGCCAAAACATCAAAACCATTCATCGCTAATATTAGTGGAAACCTACCTGTCCAACTGCCTACATCTAAAACTCTTTTACAATCTATCTCTTTTAATTCTTTGAGTCCCCACTCCCATCTGTACATTTCTGGAATACCAGCCTTATCACTATCAGTAATCTTGTCTATATCCAAATCATAACCCTTGCTCTCTGTGTAGAACTTCTTATAAGCCTCGTAGTTTTTGAAGGTGTCTCTAACTCTTATCACTCCACTCCTTAATCCAGGCTTTGGCTGTGGTTTCCCAACTCATCTCTTTGATAGCCTTATCAACTGGCATCTCGATTGGATTCTTTAGTTGTTTAATAACTTCTTTAGCAAACTCTTCTTGTTTCTCTTTATTTGAATAAATTGTATCGGTCTTAATCTTAACTCCGTACTTGTTGGTCTCTTTGAGTGCAGCAACATCTGTTGTTACAGGGATTGTGTTGGCACATTGAGCCTTTTGTGCTGTAATACAGTTATGGACAGCGTGTCCGTTAGCCACAAAAGAATTATCATCAACTACCTCCAGATTGTACACCCATCCATTGTGTTTAATTTCCTCTATTTTCTTTATTTTGTGCAGTATCCACTTATCGTCATTTCTATAAAAACCGTTACCATCTGTTTCTGTCCAAGACATAGAATAACTCTCGCAACCGTTTTTGTGTATTCTCTTTATAGTTCTAGCAGACAATCCTTGTGATGCTAGTGCCATTCTTACAAAACCAATAAGATGCAATGATTTGTTTGTAAAACTGCAATTATATCCATTTACATGTCCGTCTGCAGCCAACAACCCATCGAGTGTTTCACTGAAGTTGAGAAACTCAAAGGGTATCATTTTAACCCCATTCTCATAAAAGTATTTTCTGAATGCTCTCGCTAACTTATAAGAACTTACACGATAAGACATACATCCCTTGCATTTAACGACTCGTGGAAGTAAACCCAATTCCTTGAATCCGTCCAACACTTTGTTTATATGTTCTGGATGTTTGTCTGCAACTAGGACAGAAACCTCGCCAGTTCTAAGCCCAGCAGTTCCGTCTCCAGCAAAATAACCAATCAACCAAGCCAATTTTGGAGTTATCATTATTTTGTCTGATACGTTGTTTGTTGTAGTATCAAAATTGTTTTGTTTTCCGTTATAAGTTGTATCCAAAACTAAATTGCTATTATCTACTCTTACTTTTGGTGTGATTAAAAAGTCTCCGCCTGGTTTGAACCCCCTGTTTTTCCATTGTGTAGGCTTTATAATGTCTTTTGCTTCCACAAATTGTGGTTTACCATCTCTCAAAACATATAGTGGGTGTTCTGGAGTACACAAAAGGTCGTCACCAGCCTGTACTGTAAACCGTAACAATTTATCGGCTTTTCTCCTCATCAGAGTTAATATCGGTTTAATCTTGCCAGTGTGCGTTATCACATTGTTATCAAATGATAATTTCTCAATCTCCACCTCTCCAGTATCGGTCATTATTCTTGTTCCAGCTGGATGACAGTTTATTTCGGGGAACTCTGTTGGATAAGCCCATACAGAACTTGCTCCCATTAGTTCCGCTACCTTTTTGTGCGATACTCGCCCGTGATGCGTAATCCCTTTTTGGTTCATCAAGGCCACTACGGTGTCTTTCCACTTCATATTTGTAGGGTTGTTTTTATTCATCTCATCAAAGGTTTTCCATCCGTAACAAATGTCTAGCGTTAAATCTGGTATCTCCTTTAACACTATCGGATAGATATCTCTTAGAAAGCAATCTAATCCTCGGTCATAACTTGAACCCCAGAATAGAGAGTTTTTCTCCTTCTTCGGTAGGTCTTTGAACTGTTCGGGGACTATTCCATTGTTAGTAACAAATATCTTCTCGTTTGGAACCATCGGTATCAGAGATTTGTGATATTTAGACAACACTATTACTTTATCTATGTCTTTTACCACCTCATCAGTGAAAGTGTCTTTTGCTTGTTCTGGAACATCGTGTAACCATACCCATTTATGTTTTGCTTGTATTCTATTAAACGAGAATGGGTTTCTCCAGCTGATAAAGACGTTAAATTTGTCGTTAGGGTTAAGTTCCCATACATATCTATAGTCCACTCCTTCATATGTACCCCTCAGAGACCCACAGGTGTTGTACACAGTGACTTTATACCCCTGCTTGACCAATTCCCTAGACAAGTAGATAACTGCCTCCTCAGAGCCTCCTATGCCCTTTATCACAGATGGTGCTGCCCACTCTTCATATGCACCTGCACAAAATATCGCTACAGACTTATCATCCCAAGTTTTTGGTGGAACAACGCTATTTCTAAGTTGTGAGACTCTTGGGTCGTCACCGATGTCTTTGGAAATAAGCGAATCGATGTTTTTCATCTTTGATTTGTCGTATTTGGATAGATACTCGATATATTCTAGGAATGATTCAGTAGCATCGTTCTTCTCTTTCATATCCTTGAATAGTTTTAAGTATTTCCCTACAAAGTCTGCACCGTTAGATAACTCGTATGCTTTGGTATAGTTCTTGAAAGCCTCGTCAATACTACTAAGATTTAACTGACAGATGGCTAGTTGCAATAATGGCATCCAAGTATATCGGTTAGGTTCTAATACTCTTACTGTGTCTGGAACCTTTTTTGTAAACCCATTTTTTATCCACTCTATAGCGTTTTCCCAGTATTCTTTCTCCTCCGAAACATCTGCCATATAGAAGTAAGTATCTCCCAGCCCAAAGTAGGCGTCTGGCCAATCAGGCTTTATTTTAAGTGCTTCGTGGTCTGCAATTATGGCTTGTTCGTACTGACCTTGCATTCTCATAGCGTCAGCTAGGAAGTGCCACGCCTGCATTCTCTCTTCGTCCCAAGCACCAACCTTTAGGTAGTCAACATAGTACTTTCCAGCGTTTTTCCAATCCTTAATTCCCCTGTAAGTTTGTGCCATATAATATAAGGTTCTTGGGTCAACTTTATCACCATCTTTCTTTACCTCGGCTTCTAGTATTTCCAAATTCCTCTTGTTGGACTTAGCCATATCTTCTGGTGTAGCCAAGTGGTCTACTATTATCCCTTCGTGTTTCACCACTAGAGCGTGTGACTTCTGTATAGCTGTTTCGTGTATCTGTCCCTTCCATTCAAACTTCTTTTTTCTTAGAAGTCGCTCTCTCCATTGAACCGATAGGACATTCCCGTACTCGTCTCTTGCGTAGTTGTACAAAAGCACATAGCCGTCTATACTGTTTGCTTCTGCTGACTTTACCATCTCTTCTAGGTTCTCTAGTCCTGACACTTTGTCATCGCTGTCCAACCAAAAAACCCAATCTGTCTTAACTTTTGAAAAAGAAAAATTCCTCGCTTTAGAGAAATCGTCTACCCATTTAAAGTCATAAATCTTTGCCCCGTACCTTTTGCAGACTTCTTTTGTTTTGTCTTTCGAGCCAGTATCAATTATAACTATCTCTGAAAAGAAATCTTTAACCTTGGGTAAGATTCTTTCCATATCTTTTTCGTTGTCTCTAACTATCATCGCTAGCGTAACTTTCTTGTCTTTAATCTTGTCTTTAGTCTTGTCGCTCATCTTTCCTCCTAATAGGTTTTAATAAGTTTTAAATTGCGGAAACCACTTTTTAAATTTGTTTAATTGTTTTTTATCATCAACTATATTTGGAATACATTTCTCTAAGGCAATCAAAAGAGTCGTTGGTATAGACACCCCAGCTCCCATAGTTTTAGTTTTGTTCATCCCACTCTTATTAGAGACAATCCTTCGTTTCTCATTAGATTGCAAAACAGCCATCAAGTCTTCAATGTGGTCTTCCTTCTTCCACAGCCAAAGATTGATAACATTGTGTATTAGTTCTTTATCGTCCTTGGACTTCTCTTTCAAGTACTGTACGTCCTGTTCTAAGAACCCATCTATTTTAGTACCAAAAGCCAGCGTCTCATCTGGACTTCCTTCAAGTATTGGTTTTTTCACGGTTCCTCCTTAATTGTATGGTGGGGACAGCCACTCTTGGTGCCCATCCCTTACCGTACTATTAAGTTGTGAGTTGCTATTTAATGCTCTATTTGTGTCTCTTAGAGATATGCATAGCTCGTGGGTCGTTTACTTGGCAAAGAGCTTCAGTTTCGTACCATCCAGCAGTGTAAGAACCAACTCTTGCAGTTGTCTTATACATAGGCTTTGCAAGGAAACCGATTTTAACGTTGTCAGAGTTAATCATAACAAGGTCGTTATCAGTTGCTCCCTGGTTAGCGTATTGGTGCAAGAAAAGTTTCAATACTCCGAAGTCTGATTCGTATACGTCAGTAGCGTTCACAAGTCTCTTATCAGCTCTGTCCAAGTTTAGAGTGGAACCAGCAGTGAAGCCAGTTATTCTTCGTTTTAGAGCAGAACCCATATAAGCCTCGTTGAGCTTTGCGCCAGTTGAATCCCATACGTTAGCAAGATAGTCATTAAGAGTTGTCTCTGAAAGAGATACACCAGATGGAGAAGTTGTTAGAACTGCGTGGTTCGTAACATTCCAAGTAGTAGTATCTTTCAATCCAGCCATTCCTCTAGCAACAGTTGATGAACCAGTAGCGATAGCACCAGCCATTAACGATGCTTCCATTCTGTTCTTAATAACCTTCAATGCTTTGGATTTCTCTTCTGCTAGTCTGTCAGCGTAACCTACTGTGTCAACTATTCTCTGAGTGTCTGTAACCTTCACTTCAGCAGAAATATTCTGGCAGTAGTTAGCTATTCGTGTAACGTCAGTAACATCAGCGTAAGAGGGAGTAAATCCTTCAGCATTTTTGTAAATTGTTGCACCAGAAGCCAATGTTGAAACAGGCCATTCGTGTCGTACGCTATGTACTGCAACAGTACCTAAGCCCGAAACGAGTTGTGTCTCTTGAACATCGATGTTGGTGATAATTCCCCAAATATCTTCTTTGATGGAACCAACGGCTTGTCTATCATCCCAAGTGTTAATCGGTGAATAGTTGGCCATTTTTGTCCTTCGTTATACAGAAATCGCCAAGGACTAGGCCGCCTTCTTAGTCTTCTTCTTTTAATAAATTGTGAAGTGCGTTGTTCTGAACGTTGGGGTCGGTGGTCTTTTTAATAGTGTCCATCAACTCCTTTTCGTTCTGTGACTTGTTGTCCACTTTAGAACCGCTTCCTTCTAACTGTCCACGTTTTTGTATTTCAACAGATTCCTGTGCAGCTTTCTGACCATCGAATTTAGCTTTTCCAAAAAGGTCTACAATTGCTTTGGCAGACTCACTAGGAGTCATGTACTTGCCCTCTTTAATAAGAGAGGTTTCCCTTGTTGACTCAGCAAGTTTCCGTAACTCTGGGTTGTCCTTCAGTTGAGGGAACTCAGTTTCTACTTCTGACCATCTTTGGCGTTCGCTTTCCTTAAAATCATACTCGTCACGAGTCATGTAATTCGGATTACTTGGCTCTGAACGTTGCACATTCTCCTGTTCTGGTAACTCAGGCGGGAGTTGAGGCTCAACCGCTGGCTGAACTTCTTCCTGTGTAAATTGGCGAGAGTATTGCTCCGCTTCTTTACGCCTACCTCTTTCCTTTTGTAAAGCAGACAGGGGTACCATCTTCTCGACTGGCTCAGTGTTTTCTACCTCATTCGTCTTCTCTGACGGTTGAACTTCCTCGGAAGTGTTTTCTTCAACGGGTGCTGATTCCGTCTCGGTAGTTTCTTCTACCGCTGGAGCTTGCTCCACTTTTGCAGCATTTTCTTCAGGCATATTCCTCCTAGCCACCGATATATTAGCCACCCTCGGTCAAGGGGTCGTTAATTATTAGCCTAAGAAGTCGAAAGGAGGCGACCTTCCCTTCGACATCTCAAACTACAATTTTGCCATCTTTAACTGTCATGCCTTTGGCGAGCATCTTGCCCTTACCACACTTGCACTTAACATTGGTGAACTCTGGGTACTCTTGTTCAATCTCCCAATAATGCTCGTGGTTAAAGTCGTGAACAGTTTTCATGTCCTTGTTTTTAACGAGCGAAACACTTCCAAATATGGGATTTTTGTATCTACCGTGTTCTCCCTCTAGGAACGTTGGCTCTTCCTTAATTCCCATTTGTCAATGTCCTTTCTTGCCACTTCGGCTGTTCTCATAACCTTTTTTACGATTGCCTCAACTTGTTTCAAGCCGTTCACATATCCGTAGTGCTCAAAGTAAACTTCTGCCTTCTCTTTTACTTCCTCTCTGAACCCCGGTGCTACTGACTTATCAAAAGCCCACCCAATCTCATCCTCTATGGCCTTGGCTATAATACCCCAACCCTCAGTCCCCTGCATATAGTTGACCTTTTCTGCTCTGTCTATGGCCTTCTCGGCTTTTTTCTTTTGTTCTGGCTCTTTCATAAATCCTCCTTAGTTGATTTATTCTATTCAGGTAATGGTGGTGGCATTTGTGGTTCTTGCTCTGGAAGTGGTGGCGGCATTTGAGGCTCTTGTTCTGGTAGTGGAGGCGGTAGCTGTGGTTCCTGTTCTAAACCTTGTTCCAGACCGGGTTCTTCACCTTGCCCCATCATCTGTTGTGGTGGTTCTTGTAGGTATTTGCTTGTGTTCTTCTTGTTGAATCCCTGTGCTGTGTCTTTAACGAGCTGTTCGTGGTTTAAGAATATCGGTGTGGCTGTCTGTAGGGACATCTGTTCGATTTGTAGCATCTTGTCTGTAAAGGCGGAGGTCTTAGTAATTTCCAACTCCTCGTTCTGTGGTCGCATTGAGTTCTCTTCTATTTGAACATCGAACTCTCCCTGTACCATCTCTGGGGAAATTTCTGCGTTGTCTACGCCATTCTCTCCTGTAATCTGAACCCATATTGAACGGTCTTGATACTGTTGTACTAATTGTAACCACATTGTTCCAAGCTCTTTAACACCCTCTCGGAAGAAACTTCTGTAAAGCTCAATCATGTCGTCACCAGCAGCCTGAATGGCTTGTATTCCACCCTTAGTTCCTGCTGTCTTGTCCGATGAGTCTAGCGGAGCACCTGTCTGATATGAGGAAATTGTATTCTGGTCTATGTCAGCGGCTAGGGTATCTCTGATTCCACTGTATGAACGCACAGGTGGTTGTGGAAGCATGAAAGGTTTTGGTTCCTGTGTTCCCTTATAAGTGATTTGGTTTCCTGGGGCTACCTCATATGAATCTACGACAGTAGTTTCCTCTTGAAGTATCATCGGGTTGTTGGCTAGGTTCCAAGCGTCTAGGAAATGGTTTGTTAAATCGTTGATTCCCCAAAGAAGTCTCTCGTTGGTCTCGAATAATGACTCTCCGACTAAAGACTTACTCTTAGGTTTTAGTCTGAAAGCTATGATTGGATACTTTCCGTGCCAGTAGTCTAGTAATCTCTTAGGTTTAAGGATGGTTTTTCTGTTTCCTATGACCGTGATGTAGATTTTGTCGCCTATTCGCTCATAACACTCCCACATCTCTACTGAATCTATGGTTGGGTCATCGTGTTCGCTGTCTTGGTCTGATAGTCTGTTCCTAGATAGGGAATATTGTGTGGTATCCGAGCCTGGTTTTGACGATAAATTTGAAAGGTTCTTGTAGTAACCAGGGGTGTCTTCGTTCTTCTGTTTTAGGTCTGACATCGGCTGATAGCCCTTACAGATGATGTATGGAGCCTTTTGAAGAGCATTTCCTGTGGATGGAGCAAATAACACGTCAAACACCGACAAATTAGTCGCATCTGGGTAACCTATGACTGTTTTGGTGATTCTAGTCTCTTCTGTGTCTATGTTTCCGTACTCATCAACATTTTTCTCGTGGTATGCCTTGTTTTTAGTAGTCCAAGGCACTTTTACATACCCTATACCCGCTGTAGCAGCGTCTAGGGTAGTTATTGTGAACATCTCTTTAAGTGATAGGTCTAAATTGGAGTTGTTTGAGTAGTATTTTAGAGTTTCTTCTGCGGCGATAGCCTTTAGTGCGACTTCTTCGTTCTTTTCTCCTACGGGATTGGCTAACCAACCTGGGTCACCAGCGACTATCTTAGATATTAAGTTCCAAACCTTGGAAGTCATCAAAGGTTCAAACACTCTGGAGTGCCATTCCATGTCTCCGTCATCCAAATAAGCGTACAGGAGGTCGTACCAAGCCGACACCTTCTTAAACCAGGAGTCTTGGCTGGACAATGCTTTCGAGTAACGCTCTTGCCAAAGAGTCAACATCTTTTCGTTGGTCTCTTTGTCTTTCTCCTTGCTCTTTTCTTTGGTTGTGGTTGTTTCTTTTGCCATTAAGTAACTCATTAACCATTTTTTACCACCTTGTCAATAGATGATTTACCATTTACCTAAATAATATTCATTACTGTTCATCTGTTCGACTCTGATTTGGTAAAAAATCATATACTGTTTTCTTTCTTGGGAAGTGTAACCTCCACGGTTTCTGAAAGAGTAGTCATTAACACACTCCCTTGAGCAAAAGGCATTGTTTTCTGTGTCCGCCCCACAGTTAAGACATTTGTTTTTGATTTTTTTGGTCATCCCACTCCTTATCTATAACCAATAACTCTCCCTGTCTTCTTATGATACTGGGGGGTTTTCTTCTTAGAGTTATCAACTGGTCGTCTTGCTAAATCGTTACCATACGCCAAGGCATCGCTGGTGTCATCGTGCTGTGCTGAAGGGAATCTCAACAATTCGTCTTCTAGGTCATCCATTCCCTTTTTGAAGTGAACCTTGTGGCTCTCGAATCTAGGAACTAACGCTTCTATTCGGGAAATCTTTGAGGCTCGTCCTTTAAGTTCTTCTACTTGGAAGTATTCACCACGTCTGTCCATCTCTTCCCTTAAAACCGGTGCTATGGTGTCATTAAAGGCTTTCTGTTCGATTCCTGTTCTGTCTATGTCAAACGTCCTACGATTATCAAATATCCTTTTAATTAGGTCTTTCTCTGACTCCTTGGTTCTAATAGCGTGTCTCACATACCAGTTGTTGTTCTTGTCAATCGAGACAATAACGTGGGCGGTATAGTCAGCGGTCTTGGCTAGTGAGTAGGCTCTGTCTATCATGTAAATCGTATATAACTCCTTATCCCCTAGCGTTTCGTCTGTGTAGTATCTAAAGTCTGTCTTCTTGAATTTGGCGTTCTCTGCGTCTACGGGTTCGTTAAGGTATTGGCAACTGAAAATGTAGGAACCCTGGTCTTCTTTGAGTTCTCGGAGCTTCTCTAAAGTAAACCTAGAGGGGAATATAGAAAGTTTCTTTCCGTTCTTGTCTTTCTTATAACAACTATGAATTTCTGGATTAAACTTGTTCTTCTTGCGGTCTATGTCTTTGTCGATTAAGTAACCGTATAGGTCTCCATAGTGGTAACGGGTCCCTATAGCAACCAACTTCCCGTCAGGCTCTAAGAGGGAGAGTGCCATCTTATACCAATCAATAGTCTTTTGGATTAGCTCGGCTGTGTTTATGTTGTCGGTGTCTACTAAGTCGTCTAAGAACATAACATCATAATGCTGACTTACCAACGACTGACCCACTCCAGCCACCTGGATGCTCGGTTCTTTCTTATTAACGGTTCGGGTCTTCAGAATAATTTCTGTCTCTGTCCACTTGTCGTCTTTATTAACGGTCTCACCCATAATCTCTTTTAACTTCTCATTATCTCTTAGGTGACCTTTGATTTCTCGTAAAAAGGACTTAGCGTTCTGTAAGACGGAGTTCCCTATAAAGATTCTAATGTTCGGGTCTTGAGCTAGCAAGTAGAGAGAATAACCTATTGTAATACAGGTGCTTTTGAAATGTCCTCTAGGCCATAGATGCAGTTGGCGGTCTCCACCATACTGTACAGAGTCACACATCTCACGGTGGGGTTCGGTCGCCATTTTGTCATAACCCAACACTTCGTTATTGAAATGATATAAGTCTCCCAGCTTTTCGGTCTGGTTAGTGTAAGCCGCCAAGGCATCTAATTGAGATATGTCCATAGTTATTCTTTTATATATTCATTAAGTCTTTCGCCATACTCATCTATTTCTTTTTTTGTATGACCGACACAAAAGTCTCCTGCTAAAGCAATATCACCTTTTTCAAGAATTTTCTTACCACACGTTTTACATATTTTCTGGTCTTTGTCATAGTTTGGATTTAATCTATGTAATTCTTCTAATTTGTCTAGTTGAGATATGTCCATATTATTTGTCCAATTCTTCTTTGACAATCCTTTTAAGTTGGTTTGGTAGGCTACTCCCAAGTCCGTTTATTTCGTGGTGTTCTGTTATTCTCTCGTTCTCTCCTGGCCCATACGAGATGATGTTCACAAATTTATCGTACTCGATACAGTAACCCATCTTTGTCTTTTCAATCTTTAATGTTATCTTTTTCACATTAGCTCCTTATTTAATTACTAATACTAATTAAGATTGATACTTTTGAATGCGTTCTGTCCACTCGTAAGAATCTTCAGGTAGGTCTATACCCAACTTCTTAGAAGCGTCTTCTCGTTTAATCCCATAGACACTTTCCAAAGTGTCGTACATATATTTAATCTCCATAGGATAAGAGAGTTCTTTTTTGTCTTTAATTATTCTGTACATCTTGCTTCCTTTAATAATCCCTTCATACTGGGTTTCTTTCTATAGCCTGTGTACTTCCAAGCGGGGATAAAGTATCCCTCGTCTTCTAATTGTTTAATAGGTTTCTGTTCTAACTCTTCGATTAAGTTCTTGTAAGTTTCGCTTTCGTAATAACCTTCAAAGAATTTTGGGACCTTTGTAATTCTTTTCAACGGGTTTGTCACACTTAGCTCATCGTCACACTTATTAAGAACGCTAACTTCTGGAACGCTATCTCCCAGAACGCTAACAGTCTCAACGGGCTTTTCCTTTGGAACGCTAACTCCTTCTTCCAAGAACGCTAACTTTCTACACTTGTCACTACAATACTTTGCTGTTTTTCTCTTAGCCTCAAACTCCTCTCCACACTGTAAACACTTCATAGTCGCCTCTCAAAATTACTAATAAAAAATATATTCTGTATGACTTCGTAAAAATACTTATAAAAATTTAGTCTCGGTGTAGCCTTGTAAGGTACTATATATATGTGTGTGGGGGTGGGACCCCTATGCTTTTAGTCTTTTTCTTAGCTCTGGAACTGTCATATTGTACTTCTGTGATATATATATATGTGCCTGTTTATCTAGCTTCTCTGCATCGGGGTTGATAGTAACCTTGCGGTTGTCTTGTGTTGGGGTGCTAGTCTTGTACTTAAGACTAAGCCAATTCATAGCTACCGTTGCACCCTTGCGGTAATCCTTCTGATTAACTGCCCTTGAGATGACCTTTAAGACACTTTCATCTGTTAAGCCTTCAGTTGCATTGGCTTCTGCTATGAGTTCCTGTACGCCTTTGGAACGGTTTATTTGGACTACTCTTCTGCTCGTAGTCTCGGAATACCCTGCTTTCAATGCTAGTGCCTTATCCGTACTGATGTTATCAGATACTTTGACTTTGACGTACTCTCTCTGTTTGTTTGT